TTTTGATTCACTGCCAAATACCTTTTCGTCTACTTCAAGTGCGAGACCTACTAGGTCTACAAACGCCTTAGCAAACATGGCATGTGCTGTTTTAATCTGGGTATCGAATCCACCCATAAGTGCCTGCACACCACGACCTGTAACGATTGAAGCATCAATGTTACCTGTTCGTGATTCAGGATAACGAGAACCTAGTCGCAGTTCACCTTCAAGCACCTGCTGTTGTGCAAAAGCGCCATTTGGTATTTCAAGTGGGATTCTACGAATCTCGTTAGGGCGTTCAGAACGGATGAGGGCATCTGGTCCAAGTGATAACTCCAAATCATTTTTGCCCATAGCGATAGGCGCTTGTACTGCTTTTGTTGCTGCTTCAAGTGAGAGCAAAGCATAACGCGCTTTAGCAACTTGAATTGCAAGTACATCGTCATATTGACCACGGGATTCTGAGTCAAGAGATGGTCGCTCAACTACACGAATCATAACCTTGCCGATTGGGTTAGCAGCACGCTGCAAAACTAAGTCGTTGCGGTTAGGGAGGAATAAAACATCTTGGTCTTTATCGTGATAGCGAACAATCTCAGACATCGTTGAGGTGTTGTTCTTGTCGTAAATGAGGTGAGCAATCTCAGGGTATTCAGCCATGAGTTCGGCTGTAGGCTTTTGCATGCGCTGGAAGAACATAATAACGCGACCAAAGCGGTCTACCACTGGATAACAACCTGTTGAATCGAAGAACTGGATGCGTGGCATCTTGTCATCGTAATCAATTTCAATCTGCGCTGGTACGAAACCATAGGTTACATATCGGTCAGCAGCCTGAAACATCTGTGTCTGTAGGTTCGAGTAGTCAATGATTCCATTAACAATTTCCTCGCGCTTATCAGCCTTCTTGCGAGCAGTCTCTGACACCATAGTTGGTGAGTTACAGTTAAATGCAGGTAGCGGAGCAATTACTTCTGCTGTATCGCGGGCTGCAATATCAACCATGTTTGCCACGATTGGGTCCTCAAATGGACCATCTGGGAATAATTCTGGGTATACATCACGCATACGACCCTTGCGAACGAGCAAGACTTTCTGCATACGCTGGTCGCGCTCGCTATAAATCTGGCGGTAGCGGTCATAGTTTTCTTTAATTTCTTCAATGGAAAGTGACATATCCACCTCCTTTTCTATGCATAGTCGTAGTCGTAATCGTAGTCAGCCAAGTTAATTGTCTGTTGGCGTGAGCGGTCATACTTGGTATGGAAGATACTTCCTCGGTTGTGAGTTCTTGCGTAAGTTTGAATTGCAGATAATCTGTCTCGACATCCCAATTCAGTGAACCAGAAAGCCATCACGCAGTCAGTCTTTTGTGACTTAGGCGCATCTGGATACCAGGTAACTAACTGCTCGATTAGAGACTTCAAACCTTCTGATTGGTGTGTTGATGGGAACTCAATAAGAGCATTGCCATCTTCATGTCCATAAAACAGGGTAGTAAGTGATGCAACACCAAAGTCGGCATCCCATTTGTTTTGTCCTGTATGATGTTCTTTAAGTGTTGCACCCTTACTTGTGAGGTATTCACGAACCTCTCGGTCCTGAGTCAACATAGTTTGAAATGCGTTTTTCTCCACTCGCCACTCAGAAACATGATACTTGTCAGTCCAATCCTTGATTAACTCGCGGATTGCATCTGGTCTCATGCCTGGTTGGTTGGATACATCTAGTAGGTAGCGCTTTTGCGTAGAGGTATCTAGTCCGATACATACGGCTGCGGTATATCCAGAACCAGCAGGGTCGAGACCTGCAATGACGATGAGACCATCCATGCCATTGACTCGGTTACCTGCTTTACCTTTCGGGATAATGCCGATATTGCGAGTGCCATTGATGACACCCTTAATCGCTGCGCTCGGGAAAGTTGCATCTTCATGCACCTGTTGCTGTTGGTAAACCATAGCCCACAGGTTTGGGGACATACGACCACGCTTCTTAGCCAGAGCGGGTCCTGTCCATTTGTCATAAAGTCCGTTTTCATCTGGGACACCCTTGCCACTGACAGGTGGCATGTTTGTCTTAGCCCAGAGAGTTACCCATTTGTTTGGGTCCTCGTCAAACTCCAGTACCGCAGGTTGTGCGAAATATGTCCAGGGAGAAGTCTCGTCTGGATAACGCATAGGGTCACGGAGTTCAGAATATAAATCTCTTGGTCGAAGGCGAGTACCTACAACAAGTAACTTACCGCCGTCTTGGTCAATACGAGACATAACTTCTGACTGAATCCAGTCAATCTGCTTCTCGTACTCATGGGCGTTGGTATGGTCAACACAGTCATCCATGATGATTAAGTCGGCGCGAGCGCCATAGATATGACCACGAACACCAATAGCCTGAACTGTTGGGTCTTTTTCGCCTGAGTCTCTTGCCTCGCTAGACAAGTAAATTAAGTCCTGCTTCCAAGAATCTGAGTTCTTTTCAAATCCTCCAGGTGGACCAAATGCCAGGTGGAGGTCTTGATATTTAGGATGAGTTAATCTGTTCTTAATGGAAAGCAGGAACTTTTGCGCCATAGCCTGTGTCTTAGACACGATGATGATTCTTATGTTTGGGTTACGGCAAATCTCGTAGAGGGCGTAGTTGACTGTGATGGTCGTAGACTTCGCATGCTCTGGTGGGGTGTTGACGATGAGTAGGTCAGGGTCCCCTGGTTCATAGGTAATAGCAGGATGCACATCAACTGGAGGTCGGGATTCCAAAAGGTCAATCCAATGCCGTTGATGTGGATAAACTTCTGTGCCTAGATACTTGCTAGAGAACTCGGCAAATGGTGGGACTTCTTCGCGGGGTGAGTTGATGTCACCGCGGGCGGTCATGGACCGAACCTTGTCCACACCTAAGGCAAAGTCAGGGTCAGTCTTACGATAATACTCGTATGTCTTGACAGTTCTGCCGACAGCATCCATCGCTTTCTGGACAGAGTATCCCTGCATTAAAAAATCTATAACTTGCTTCTTGATGGCATCCGACTTATGGGATGCAGAAGTTGTGCGTTTTCTTTCCATAGGCTGTAGCAGAAACACCACTTGTTGTGAGTGTTTCGCATTACTCGCTTTCCTAACCATAGGCTGTAGCCCTAAGGCGGAAGCCGTAGGTTAGGGCTTTATTTAGGGTGTCAGCCTTAGGGCTGACTGCTTACTAGCAGAGGGGCTGCATTTATTACGCCCCTCACTATACTATAGGTGTCCAGAGACACCTTTTTGGACATTTATAGCCATGTGATTTACATCACATTTCTTATTACAAGTAAAAGTGCAGGTCAGACCCCATAACGAGGACTATCAAAGTTATGTGGGTATAGATATACGCACGCACGCACGCTAGTTTTAAAAACCCTGGGGTCAAACAAACAGGGTTTGCACTGCATGTTTAAACAAGCACTAGCAAAACGCAGCAGCATGCACATCGCAGCGCTAGATTCGTGCAGCGCTAGGTCACTGCGAGGCGCTCACTCGTAATTCATCAAAGCCGATTTACTCGTATCGCGGGGGGCAGCATGCATGCATACGCAGTCTCACTATTCGAGATTATGCAACAAGGGCGAGATAGTTGAACTTTCAACAATCGCTAAAGTCAGTTGTTTAATATTACTTTAGAGCATGCGCTTAGGATATATCCTCTAAAAGCATTGATTTATACTGGTTTTAGAGATAGTTGAATCTTCAACTACTTACATCCCCTCAATCGGCAGCATGCAGCGGGAGGCAAAACGGAGGCAAAACGCCACATCTCCAAAAAAAGTTTTATGCGTAGCGACCTGCGGTTTTATCTTTTTTCGTGCCAGTTGTTGACATCGTTTAAACCTTGCCCCTACATTGGTGCCAGTGGACAAAACCCCCCACGACTGGAGAAAGACATGAGCAACAGAGAGACATGGCTCGCAGCGTTTGCAACTGCTGCAAAGCCTTACCTCGCCGAGCGAATCGGCGGACTCGGTGGCAACGAGGAGGCAGTAGTTCGCCTCTCTTGTGGTTTCCCACCAAAGACAGGGCGCAAGGCTGCAGATGCAGCAATCGTGCCACCTGCAGCATCGGATGACTTCACTGCGGAGGTTTTCGTATCTCCAACAGTGGACAACGCTCAAGCAGTCGCAGCCCTTGTGTTGCCACTTCTGGAGGTTGCCCTCAAAGGTAACTGGCGCAGCGCCTCACCAAAGGTTGCAGCACCTGTCGCATTGCCATCATGGGCAAACTCAATCCTCGCCAATCTCGGCGAATATCCACACGCCAAAATCGAACTAGTTGCAGCGCCAAAGCAAACAACTCGCTTGATTAAAGTCGCTTGTTTAAACGATGGCTACATTGCCAGAGTTTCTCGCACCACCCTTGAAAACCTCGGTGCGCCAATCTGCCCAGCATGCAATCAATCACTAGTGGAGGCTTAAACCATGATTACCTACGGAATCGAACTCGAAACATCCTCAATCTCGATAAACACTGCACAGGCTGCGCTCAACGCAGTTGGACTTAACTGGTCATGCAAGCCAGATGGCACTTCTGGCGTGGATGCCGAGGCAATCTCGCCAATCCTTACAGATGACAGTTTAAACGAGTCTGTGACCGCAGCCCGCGCACTTCTCCGCGCTGGTGCAACAGTCAACAAGAAAACTGGCTACCATGTCCACATCGGTGCAGACCATTACGGAATCGAGGGCATCGCTGCCCTAGTCCGCAACTGGTACACAGCAGCAGATGCAATCGGTGCGCTCGTTGCAAAGTCCCGTTTAAACAACCACTTCTGCAATCACTTCCTCGGTCAAGAAGTCATTGACCGCTGGACAGAATCAATCCGCAACGGACACATTGACAACCGCGCAACCAATCACAACCGCTACCTATCGCTCAACCTCGACAGTTACCGCAAGCATGGCACAGTCGAGTTCCGCCTACATCATGGCACCCTCAACGGCAAGAAAATCCAAGCATGGGCAGAGTTCGTGCAATCAATCGCCGAGTTCTCAACAGCAGGCGGAATCCTCACCGCTGGTACAAGCAGCCGTTTAAACGACTGCAACACATTGCTCGATACCCTCGCACAGAATCACCTCGACATCCGCACAGCGGATTACCTCAAGCAGCGAGCAATCGAACTGCAGACCGCCTAACAAGGCAGCCTGCCCCTAGTGGGCTAGTGCGGGAGCGTAACCCGCAGCAGGCGCAAGCAAGACCGAGAAAGTCTCGGCTTGTTTAAACAGATAGGACTGGAAAATGAAAATCACATACGCAATCTTTCTCGGCAGTCGAGTGGTTGGGGTTAACCTAATCGCAGCGAGCATGAAAGAAATCAACGACTCAATCGCGGAGTTAAACGCTGGCGAATTGAAGTTCAGAGCGCACATCCAAGACATCAAGCAAGACAAGGCAGGTGTTTAAACATGGACTTATCTTTCTTCACAGATGGTCGCGCTTTCCTATGGACATGCATGGGTTTGCTGGTCTATAGTTTCTACCTATTCACCAAAGAGGAGGAGTAACAAAATGTTATACGCAGTCGAGGGCGTTGACCCTTATGGTCGAAAGTTCACATCGCTATTCACCGAGGAAATCGCAAGAGAGGTTGCGGAATCCCACTGGCGTTTAAACAAGGAGCATCTTCCTGCTGTCGAGCGTGGTACCAACCGCGTGGTATACTTCACACTTACACCTAACAAGACTGGAGCAAACTAATATGTGCGGAATCGCAGGCTTCTGCCTCAACCCAAAACACAAAGGCAACACATCAGAAATCGCTAGTCAAATGCTGCTCGACATCGAGCATCGTGGCTATCACGCAACTGGTGCTGCATGGATTAACCCATCATCGGGTAATCGTGTAATCTCAAAGGCACCAATCGCTGCATCCAAGTTCATCGGTACAAAGGCTGGTCGCAAGGTCTGCGCTGGTGCTAACACCGCCATCTTGCACACTCGTTGGGCAACTCAAGGCAAGCCAAGCAACAACGACAACAACCATCCAATCCCGCGTGGCAAAATCGTGGTCACTCACAACGGACACATCAGCAACGACAACGCACTGTTTAAACAACTCAAGGTTGACCGCGTTGCTCAAGTTGACAGCGAGGCAGTGGCTGCACTCATTGCCTTCGCTGCATCACATCCAACCGAGTACCTGCCACAGATTCGTGGCACCGCAGCGTTGGCATGGATTACAGCAGGCGAGTCAAACATCCTGCACCTAGCCCGCGTATCAAGTAGCCCGCTCTGGATTGGTCAGACAACCAAAGGTTCACTGGTCTATGGCTCAACATTAGAAACTATCGAGAACGCTTCTGTAGTTTTAGATGAGGACTTAGACTGGCAATACACAGCCAGCGAGGGTGATTACTTCAAGGTCAAGGATGGCAAGATTGTAGAGTTTAAACAATTCACACCATCCAGAGATTCTTTCTCATCATCATGGGACTACCGCAACTACCGCGATGACAAGTGGGACAAGTATTACGATGATGAACACAGCATGCTAAACTTCTAGCCTTCGGTTGATACCACCTGCATCACCGATAAAGAAAGCCCTCGCTTCGGCGGGGGTTTTCTTTTTGCCTGGGACCTCAGCGAACACGGACTGTTTAAACAGTGGACACTATCAGCCAGGACCTGAGAAAACTTTAATGTTTAAACAGCAATGCATTAGCACTCTACCTGGCGGAGTGCTAGTTGTCAAGCGTTTAAACAGTGGACTTGACAAGCATGATAGGATGGTTTTATCCACCTAAAGGTGGATAAAACTAACAAGATGCAGGCTATTGTTTAAACAGAAAAATAAATTATTATTTATACCTGCAAATACTTGACACCCTACGCATAGCCTATGAGATGCTAGTCCTCCACTAACGAAAGGACTGGAACATGGGAACACCATCACCTATCCATGTAAAGGCGCAGAACCTTGCACGCAGGGAACTAATGCGCCGACACAGGGATGAATACCAAGAACTGTACAGAAGCAATGTACTTCAAATGGGTGGCAGCGTACGCCCCTCAAAAGAACAGCGAATCGCTGCACTGGAAAAGCAAATCGCAGAACTCAAGGAGGAAAAGTAATGTCAGCAAAGTATGAAGGCTGGAAAAACTACGAGACATGGAACTGTGCGCTCTGGATTAACAACGAGTATCCGTTGTACCAGTCAGCCGTTAAGTTTATGCAGTCATACAAGGGAGCCAAGCCGTATCGTGACTGGGTTGAAAGCGCTGGCTTAGCCGATGCCAAGACAAAGGATGATTGCAAATGGATTAGCAGCACCCTCGGATACGCAGAACTCAACGAGATGATGAGGAGTTTAAACGCATGAGCATCACCAAGATTCTACTCACCAGTACAAAGACCAAAGTAAAAGTCAGCGATGAACTAACAGATGCGGAACTGCTCGCCATGATTGACGAACTCGCCCGCAAACTAGCAGCAAGGGAGCAAACCAAATGTCTCAAGTAATCTGGAAGGCAGAGGTGACAGAAGAAATGGTTGCGCATTTAAACGACAACCAAAGAACCAAGTTTATCAATGAACTAAACAGGGATGTTGATGCTCTCGGTCAGGTATACAAGGTAGGCAGAGAGTTTAAGGATGGCAAACTAAAGGAGAACAGTCATGTCTAAAGGAGTAGTGCTATTCACAGACGGAACTTTCGAGGAGCGAGAGTTTAAACAGTTGTCTGATATGCAGGCTGCTGTCGAAGGACTCATCGAACCCATCGGCATGCATGATTTTTATGGCGCACCTGTATGTCAGGGGTATGTCAATGAGGAGGGATTGATGATGGGACTAACGATTAACACAGTCGCATCGGCTCTCTCGTTTATGTTCGGCAACACACCAAACCTAGTAGGCAACACAATTATCTTAGGAGTAACAGATGAAGAAGGAAATGACACCGACATCCCGCAGGACATCCTCGACTTTATCAAGAGAGTATGTGGCGACAGGAAGAAACTGGAAGCAGAGTATGTTTAAACGACTCACACCTCACGGGCGACTGTGGTTAATCACGACACTGATTCTTACATCCATGATTTTCCTCGTTGGTGGTAAGGATGCAGGCACACTGCCTATCCTTAGCAAGTCCGAGGTATCTGGCACAGTAGTAGCCCACTACACCAACGACTACCAGCGCTACGCCATTGATGAATTGATTAAGACAGACCGCCTTGAACAGTGGTCATGCCTGCATGATTTGTGGATGCGCGAGTCCAACTGGAGACCGATGGCATTGAACAAGCAAAGCAAAGCGATGGGCATTGCACAGTTCATGCCTGTTACATGGTCATTGGTTGGCGTTAAGCCAACAACAGATGGCTATGCACAAGTGGATGCTGGCTTGCTCTACATCGAAAGAAAATACGGCGGTAATATCTGCAAGGCATACGCTTCTAACCTGTCTCGCGGGTGGTACTAATGCAACCAGTACATCATGCAATCTTAAGCAGGAGACCAGCACCAGATAACCAGACTTACTATCTCCTTGAGTACAGTGAGCAAGGTTATGAGGGTGCAAACTGCAAGGGCATTGATACTGAAATGTTTTTCCCCGACATTGAGAACTTCAAGCCAGAGGATATGGCTCCGTTTAAACGGATGTGCGGTACCTGTCCAGTCAAGCAGCGATGCTTGGAGTGGGCGCTAGTCCACGAAAGGTATGGGGTATGGGGTGGCACTACACCACGCGAGCGCATCATTGAGCGCAGGCGTAGAGGGTGGGCGCTACTTGAGCCACACCTATTCGTGCCACTAACGCAGCGCTATCTGCTATAGTTAGATGTAAGAAGCCCCGCTTGAGGTTCCAGTCCCTCGCGGGGTTTCTTCTTTTATCGAGACAAACCTACATGTTTAGCAAGCATGAATACTTCTTCTGCTAAATCATCAAGACTACCTTCATTGATGATGACATGTTTAAACATAAAGTTATCCATCGCATGCTCTGAGGGATGGTCATTGACTGGGTTGTGACCCTTGCGATTCACACGCCACACTTGCCCGCCGTACTGGATAATCTCTTTCGCCTCATTAGGAAAGCGCACATCAGCAAAGACAACCTTCTCTTGCTTCAAGTTATCCATTGCATACTGAACCCAAAAGTTCTCGCCAAACATACCGCGACCTACCTCTGTACCCATGCGTTGCAATAACGCACGCACATCAGGCTGCTGCTTGGCTACATCCCAACCATGTTCATCAACAATTTGTTTTAGCGGCAAGTAATAATCGTGCGGCGCAGACACCATGATGCTAGGGTTTAAACGATACAAAGCCTCACGCATTGGGTCAGCAAATGCCATGCGTTCATAGCCATAGTTTAAACAGAGCAACTGTGCGACTGTATCTTTACCGCTCTGTGCGTATCCACTTAATCCAATAATCATTAGTATTCCACCCCGATATACCAAAAGCCGAGGTCAATGGTTGTATACCAACGGCTAATATCAAAGCCGATACCAAACCCAGACTTGCGACCATAAGCAAACCAAACCTTCTTACCAATTTTCTTTTCCATTACTCGTTCTCCTTCAACTCTGCTTGTGCTTGTGCATTACTCTTGCGTCTTCTACCCGCACGCCATACTGGTGGCTCACCACCTAATCTATCTTGCAACTTAACCATCGCTCGCTTGACTCGCTTGCGTATGGCTTCCTCGCTTGCTTCGTATAACTCAGCGAGCGCATCAAACTCCATGCCCCCATCAGCGTAACGATTCCTCAGGAGTTCCTGGTCTGCCTCGTTTAAACGAGCGATGCCTTGCTTGACATCAGATAGCAACGCAAGTCTGTTGTTGCCTTCGCTTGGCTTGCTTGTTGCTTGAACATAATCAGCAGCCATATCACCCGATGATTGCCACCCCTCGTAGCCCCAAACATCAGCAAGTAATTCATGTAGTACCTCTACTGTGTAGTAGAAGGTGTCACTCATAGGTGACTTAGATTTATATGCACGCTCTTTTGCAATCATCTTCTGTGCTTCATTGTTAAATGTTTTGCGCAGTTTAAACGAGAGGCTGTCATCTTGTGACCACTCCTCTATCTTGTGCCAGTGTTCAAGCGCCCACAGTGATAGGTGTTGATACACATCATCAACGCTTACAAGATTGCGGTGCATACGATTGCTTCTAGTAGCAGACATGCGGGCTATCTTGTATATCTGTTCCCATACTTGGTCTTGCTCGTCACTCATTTTTTAATTTCCTCATCGCCATTAGTAGGTCATCCACTGTTATCAGATAGCCTTTGCTTTTATTGGGAGGAATCTCGCAAGTAATCTCACGACCAAACTCTTTGATTGCGTACAGCACATGGCTCGTAGGTACCATGAGTACGCCCTTCTCCAACACGAACGCCCAGTAAGCAGCCTCGGTAACCATGATGCCCGATGGCTCCCATGATTTAGACTTCATAAACCAGCACTCGACTTCAATGTAAAGGTTATTAGTTACCCACCATTTGCGGTCTCTCTTTACCTCTACAGTCCTGCCTTCGGTAAGTAGTTCTTCTACTAACTGCTCACCCTTTCTGCCGTAACCAAAGTCCAAATCAAAACTGGAGTTCTTTGCCATTGTTTAAACGCCCGCTCGTTTGCGAAGCCCATCGGCTCCTTCGGATAGATACACATCATTGACATCACAATTATCAGGCATGAAAACTGGGAATACATTTTCTAGTTCTCTAGTAATCTGCTTAGCCATCTCTCGCCCTGCATTATCACCATCACAAAACAACATCACCTTCTCCCAATCAGCAAGTACGCGAGAGTAAAAAGGTTTCCAGTTGTTAGCGCCAGGCAAACCAACAGCAACGAAGCCTGCTTGCGTAGCGATGATGGTGTCAATCTCACCCTCACAGATGGCAAGCACATCACCATCAGATGAGAGAGCATTTACATTGTAGATATGTGTTGATGCGCCAGGTCTTGACATGTACTTTGGTCCACCATCGTTGTTTAAACTACGAAAGCGTAGGTCAACAGGTCCAGTGGGTGTCAAGTACGGGATTGCAAGCCGACCAACATAAGGTTCATGCCCAGGTTCAGGATTCACCACGAAGCCGAGGCGGAACATACGCGCTGTCTCCTCGGTTATACCGCGACTCTCCAGATACGGCAGGATTTCGCTTAGGCTTTGCGCGTAGTTCTCCGTTGCTCTCTCCAGTAATTCTCTCTGCGATTTGCTTAGCCTCGACATATCCAACGCCTTCTTTCTTCATAATAATGGAGTAAACATCTCCAGCCATGTCACAACCAAAACAACGGAAGCCTCCGTTATCTATGTTTAAACGCGCAGACTTAACTCTATCACCATGAAACGCACAACGCACAGTGACCCAGCCTTTTCTGCCATGTGGGATTTCAAATCCGTAGTGTTCTAACACCTTACCGATGTCATGCTTAGAGTTTTGCAAGAGCATCACTAAGCCTTTGCACTACATACGCCTCGCCCACTCCCTTGTTAGATGCCTTGATGATTACCAGTGGGGTAGGTGCAACCGCTAACTTCTTAGCGATGCGATAGTTCTCTGCCTCTACCTCTGCTTCTCGAAGCCATCCACTCAAGTCAATCTTTCCATCTCGGCGTGGTGCCTTAGCCTCAATGACATACATATCATTAGGCGTAGGCATAGCAACATCTCCGATGTCGTTGCGCCCTGCGCGGGGTAAACGCTGTGCGTTTAAACCCTGAGAGAGTAACCAATCTGCTAAGTCAATCTCCCATGCTGCACCTCTACGCTTATTGCTCGCTTGCTGTGTCGCCATTTTGTTTCTCCGCGTGCTGGACTGCTGCCCAGTACAAGTTGTAGTAGTTGGAGTCAAACGCAAATCGCTTCATGTGTTTAACTGTTGCACCAGTGTGCGCATAGACAGGGATGCCAACCTCTTTAACCTTACGGAAGAAGGACACATCCTCACCAATAAACTTCTCGCCAGCGCTTTCGCCTTCTGCAAACAGGAAGCAGTCAGCACCAAACTTAGCGCGTAGTTGTGTAACAACGGAGCGATGCATCAGCACCAATCCCATGCCAGCGTTGTCAATCTTGATGACTTGGTTCTGTGGCAGTGGGTGGATATAAGTCATCATGTGTAGGTCACCAGTCTCGTTAAACAACACAGGCATAGGCTGCATCAGCGAGCCTTCGTTCTGCTTCGAGATGAAGTAAACGCCACTCACGATTGGCTTGTTATGCTTGTCCGCTGTATCCCAAATCATCTTCATTACATCAAGGGTAAGTACAATGTCAGAGTCAACCCATAGAATCCAGTCGGTCTTAACCTCGTCATACCACTTGTCAATGAGCGCTTGGCGTTGGCGTGCAATCTGGTTTCCCTGCACACGCATAGCGTTGTTAAACAATATGTTCTTGGAGTAGGCAGTAACGATGGTGTACACCAAGCCTTCGGCAAACTTGCCGTCAACCATGCCGTTATCACACCACGCTACTGTCAATGTTTCCTTAGCACTATGCATGTTTAAACTCCAATGTTCCTTCTGATTCATCTAATACCCGCATAGCATTTTCTGCCATTGTTTTCCAACCGAGTGACATAGCCTTTAGTTGTTCGGCAATATCCAAACGGCACTCGTCTCCGTGGTCCTCTTTCAAGTGGTCAGCCATCTGTTCAACATAATCTGCATATTGAATTGACTCTAACCAAATCTGTTGAGGGTCATAGATTTTACGAGCAGTCTCGTCTATTGTTTCAATAAACTCAGGCAGTTCCTGAATCAGTGCTTGCTTGATTTCCGCTGGTAGCGGTGCTGTTTCCAGAATCTCCATCAGTTTCTCTGGCGTAAGCGACAGTGCCTGACTCAAGGAGTCGTTGGTATTCTTCTTCGTTGAGGTCTTTGAACGCCCCACTTTCTTTCTTTTGCCAAACATACGCTTTCCACCCCACTGTAATTGAATACTTCTTCGGAATAAATAACAACTGTGCTTTCATATCAATGTGCATAGTCTTTGTTGGTACGGAGATAGCATCAGGGAATTGACTACCATCTACATCACCAGCATTGGACACTTCAATCAGTTCCCAATCTTGATTACTCATTTAATCTCCTACGCTTGTGGCATGTCTAGGATAGACATACTTGCTGGGTTATACGACAGCCATACAGGGGATGCACCCATTGCATCGGCTGGTCCGTATCTATTCTTAACTGCACACACACCCATTGATGCTAACTGTCCGTGAATCGTAAGGATTAACGAAGGAGTCTGGGCTACCTTGCCATGCAGTGCAGAGCGTGGCGGGCAAGGGTTACCTTGTACACCTTCGCTTGTATGGTGACAGACAATTACTGCTGCACCAGTCTCACGCGCCCACCATTTAAGTTCACGCATGAGAGTACGCAAACCACCCCACTCATCTTGACCATCGAGTGTGACATCAACTGCGTTGTCTAGGACAATCATCTTGACATCTTCACCGAGGCGCTCGCGGGCTGCGAGGACTGCATCCTCTACATCCTTAAGTGTTGGTGCTGAATCGAACTCCCACATAATGTGGTCGGCAGGCTTTAACATCTGTGCTGCCCAGTCTCTATCCATTTCCATCAATGGCTCAACCTCTTGTTGTGGTTTACCAGTGAGCATCGCAAGCAAACGCAAACTCATTGTGTGTGAGTGTGTATCAGCAGAGATATAAAGGGTAGGAACTTTCGCATGTACCGCAAGCGATAATGCAAATGTAGATTTACCAGCCCCAGGAGGACCAGCAATCATTGACACTTCACCATGTCTAAACATGATTTGCTGCTCTGCAAGAGAGCGCCACACGATAGGAACTGTGGCACCCCCCTGCGAAGCAGTCTTAATAGCGCGAGAAAGCAGGCGCACTACTAAGCCTTATCGCTGCAAGCAGACTCTCTTGGCTGAGCGCATGCATAGAAGGACTTATATGGCTTGCCAGCCTTGCTGATACCAGCAGGTACAAAGCGCATAGGAGTTCCGTGGCTGCATACTGGTGAGCCAGCAACAGGTGCAGCAGCAGGTGCTGGTGCATAGTTATGTGCAGGTGGAGCAGGTGGAGCAACAGGTGTTGGGTTTAAACCAGCAGCCTGTAGGTTGTTAACTGCAGCATTGAGTTGACCACTCGCGTTGATTACTTCTTCAAGTTCCTTAATGTCTGGAGCGCGGAGTTTCAGTGCATCAATGTAGATGTCGAGTTCCTGCTCTGTCCATGCTCGGATATTTAGAAGTGTGCCACCAGGGGTCTTGAGGTTAATCTGAAATGGTGCTTCGTTTGAGTTAGACATTTTCTTCGCTTCCTGTTAGTTCGGGATATTTGTGTGAGTCCTTGCCGTTGACTGCATAGCACGCTGCATTTACTGAGCAGGTACCACACATGAAGCCTGGGTTCGGGATGAAGATGTTGTTCTCTACAGCCGTCTTGAACCCTGCTACTTGCACGCCGAGGCGTTGTTCAGTGTAATGAGAAAGGTCATAGGGTTCGGATAATTCCCCAGTACGCGCCATCCAGTAAGCACCCTTGACTGGGCGAATACCAAATGATTTCTCCACTAGCGTTGCGTAAGTACCCAACTGCGTATGCGATGCTGGTTCCTTAGCGCTTGTTTTAATATCAACGACAGTGAGTTCACCATCAGGTGACACCATGAGTCGGTCTAAGTACCCACGCATGTTGACTCCGTTGACTGCTTGGAGCAGTTCTGTTTCAACTGCTGGCTTGCCATCTGGGAATAGGAACAGTTTATATCCACTGTCCTGACGGAATTGCACCCAGAAGTCAAGCATCTTTGGTCCATTGTCTAACCACCAAGAAGCATCTTCCTTGTTTGGATATGCCTTAGTAGCACGACCACCTGCCCTGAAAGGCAAGCCACTTTCTGCTGCCAATGCGTACTCCTTGTCCCACTCCTGTTTAAACACAGCAGTAGAATCGAAGTTAGGGTCCTCGGTTAAGTCGTAGATTTCTGTACCAACATGGAGAGACTTGCCACCTACTAGCCAGTAAGATGGATTCTCCTGCACATTTTGTACACGACTGAGGTAGTAGTTCCATCCGCAGTTGAGCCAAGTTGTCATGGCGCTATGCGAGATGTAGTTCTTACCTGTGAGATTTTCTAATGTAGTCATATCATCCTTTCAATAGAGGAGTGTACTCGCAAAGTCTCCTCTATACAGGATATGAATACGGCGTGTCGCACAGTTTAAACAAAAAATCTGGGTACACTCTGTTCGTGCAGAACAAGGGAATACTCCAACGACTGCGCAAGCGGTTGAAGCCACAGCCTAGCAGGTCCTTAGACCTGCGTGGCACGCCAACACACGCTTGCGTTTGCGGGAGTTTGTTGTTCCTTGTCAAGTGCATGTTCGAGGAAAAAGAGATTTCGCTCTGGTTTACAGATGCGGAGTGCGCCCTATGCGGGGCGCTTGTAACAGTACCCTGCCCAGCGGATGAGGACTATGCCCAAGTATGACTTCCAGTGCATCTCTTGCAATGTGGTTCAAGAGTTGCTGCTTAACATTACCGATAGCAATGTCATCCCGCCATGCACCTTGTGTGGTGCAGAGATGAGGCGTATATTCACACCACCTGCTGTACACTTTAAGGGGACAGGCTTCTATAAGACTGGTGGATAACAGGATTCCGTAGCAATTAGGGGAAGGTTGCTTCGGGATATAAAACAAAAAAAGACCCGCCTCGGAAATAAAATCCAGGGCGGGTCTTTTCTATGTTTAAACGATTACTTCTTTAAGCCAAACTCTTTTGCTGACTTGTCGAAATACTTAGCGCATGGTCCAACAAATCCTGCAATGAAGGCGTAAGCCAACTTCTTTGGGTCTGTTTCTCCCGCTAAGTACATTGCAAATACTGCTGCGCCAGCAGCGCGAGCATAGGTAAGAGCAACTTGCTTGAGTGTCTTGATGTCCATTGTTTCTCCTTTACTTAAGGTGTCTTAGCCTTTACTTAAGACTTAAACACTGGCTTGCCAAAGCCAACTACTGTTACTGCTTGTGACTTGCGTAGTTTGGAGCCGTTTTTCTTCTTGAAGGCACGCACCTTAAGACAGACTTGACCGCCATTACGCTGGTCGCCTTTTTTATCTGGTGCTGTGTTGCCTTCAATGCATGTGACAGTTCCATCGCCATTATCTTTAACAACAATACCGACATGTGAGATGCGGTCTACACCATCGTTAGGGAAGTCAAAGAACACGATGTCTCCTGGCAGTGGTGTAGCAGTATCACTTGCCAACTCCCACTGTCCTTTCTTTTCAAATGCCTTAGCACCTGCAACTGTAGATACGCAATTAGGAATCTTTAGTCCTACTTCGTTGGCACACCAGTTAACAAATGACCCACACCACGGCAAGAAGTTTGCCTTAGTGAAAGCACCATACTTTGTTTCGTTGTCCTTAGGACCCTCGATAACTCCGAGTTCTCCTTTAGCAACTGCAATAAAGTCTGCACGCTGTCCCATTATTCACTCGCTTTCTTGTCAACCTTAGCAAAGGCTGCGTTGATTTCTTCTGATGTCAGGCTTCCGTCTGCTAGATAGAAGCGTGCTAATGCTTCAAGCACTCGCGCTGCGCCAAGCGCACCAGCAAGTGTTGCTGCTTGCCATACTTCAATACCTACCAGTGAGCCAGCACCGATAACTCCAAGAGATTCTGCTGCAATAACAGCAAAGATTCTCATCATTACATTTTTAAATGTATCCATCACTCATCATCCTTTAGGTTTCTTAGGTTGTATGTGACAGCCCAGATGATGCTTGAAATTATGATTGCATATCCAACGACTGTCTTTGCTGAGCCATCAAGCACTACCCATGCAATGAACATGCCTAGCAAAGTCCATGTTTGGTTGATTACATCTGAAAACCAAGACTTCATTTATATCTTCCTTCTAATCGCTGCTGCACCTGCTGCTGCAGATACGGCAGATTGGGTTGCTATCTGACCTACAATGACGGCAGCGACAATTACCTTCTCTGATTCTTCTCGTTCCTCAGGAGACATGTCGGCACCAATGTTTGATAATGCAGTCATCACTGCACCTGGGTCGCTAAAGATTTCAGCAAGTAACTCGGCTGGGTTCTCTAGTAACTCAAGAGCAATAACAACTTCTGCTGTTAGGACCACGCCATTGGCTAACTCCACTGGAGTATCTGGCGCAAGTTCTTCTAAGTTCGTTTCTTCTGTCAGTATGACAACTTCTGGTGTAGACTCTGGTGTATGAGAAGAATCCTCAACAGGCTCTACTACAGTAGGTGGAGTGTCTACAACAACATCGTCAACTGGTTCTACGGCAGGTGGGTCAACCTCATCTGGAACCTCGGCAACTTCTTCGGGAAGTGGAGCGGGTTCAGGCGCAGGCTCAGGAGCAGGTTCGGTAGGTGGTACCTCCGCCTCTGGTACTGGCTCTGGGATAGGTTCAGGTAATGGTTCTTCTGCAGGGGGTTCAGGCTCCACTGGAACAGGCTCTGGCTCAGGCGCAGGAGGAGTTGGCTCTGGCACTGGCGCGGGTGCAGGTTCTGGTGCAGGTGGCGCTGGCTGAGGCACAGGTGCAGGCTCTGGCTGCGGAGATGGCTGAGGTTGCGGTTCAGGTGCAGGAGTTGGTGCAGGCTGTGGAGCAGGTTCAGGTTCCACCGCAGGTGGAGTCGAAGGTACACTTGGTACTGGTTCGGGAGAAGGAGTAGGTTGTGATGGGACAGGTTCTACAGGCGCTGTTGTTGTTTCTTGCGGGCTGGTTGCTGTCGCAGTATCGCTGCTCGTTACAGTTGAAGTCTCAGTCGGAGCAATGGAAGGCTCAGGTGAAGGAGTGGAAGTTGCAGTTGAACCATCACTCGGACTTGGTTGTGGAGACGGAGATTCAGTTGGTGAAGGAGAGGGAGCAGGCTCGCTTGGCGATGCAGAAGGTGATGCTTCGGCAGTCGGAGTTGGAGATGGCTCTGGACTTGGCTCACTCGAAGGCGATGGCGAAGGAGTAGGTGTCGGAGATTCTACAGGGGCTGGCACTGGGGTTTGCCCTGGTCCTACTGGTACGCCGTTGTAATAACCCAAAGTAGAATCACTAAGATTATCACTAATATAGGTAGTAAAACCTTGTGCGTATCCGCCTTCACAGAACAACCGAGGGATGTACCCTCTGCCATTAAAGAAACTGTTGCTGTTGTCCCATCCAATTTGAAAAGACTGTTGGGTTCCATCTTGCCTGGCACATATAACAGTGGCGTTAGCCTGTGCTGCGTTTGCTGATGGAAAGAAAAAAGATGTACCGAATATAATAAAACAAACTGCAAGTAAACGGGGAAGTTTCACTTGAACCTTTCAGTTAGTTGTTGCGTTCACATAAGATTTCATAGATGCGGTCAACGCGTTCCTCTAGTCTGTCAACGGAATCGCGGAGGCTTGAGCCTGAATTGGGGCGAAGTTCGCTTAGGTAGTGCTTAACTAGCCAGCGGACTGCTGCTAGAAAGAAGCCAACGATAGTAGCAATGGAGACTGCGAGCGCAGCCCAGTCTGTAGGTGTCATGTTTAAACCACTGTTCTCAAGATTACATTGATGACTCCGCCGAATCCGCTAAAGTTTCGGTTAGGTGGAGTGGTGCGGGTAAATGTGATTTGTTCAATTACTGCTTCTGTTGGTTCATTGCCAGCGGTAAAGTCTTGGATAATGATTGTTTCGCCCGCGCCTTCGACAGTTTCTAGTGCGTTTAAACGCTGTCTTGCGTAGCCTTCGTAGCCAAGTTGGTTACCTAGTTTGTCTTGTTCCCTGTCGAAGCAGAATAAGGGTACCTGAATAACGCGAGCGCGAGTAGGTGTAGGCAAAGCCTTAATGGAATAACCATAGAGTACAGCGCCAGTCGTAGCATCCGTTGAGTTGCGGTTGAGGGTAAGGCGGAACGCAGCATCAGGTGATACATCCGTAAAGACAACAGCCAAATCATAATCGTACTGTTCCGTGGTTCCTTCTCCAACAGTAGTGAGCGCATCAGCAGTATTTTCTTTAACTCTTGCAATCTGGATGTCTCCTTCCAATGTCTCTGGAGTACGCAAGCGTAAGCGCTTCCACGCCTTGTTTTCCAATGTATCAAAACGGATAAGTCCAGTATCAATAGTTCCAGACTCAACTAAATCTGTTTTATGTTCAAGCCATAAACCAGAACCTTCTACTGTAAATGCCTTGCGACCATTATCAAAAGATGCAACAGCCCATACAGCACCAGTGGTAGATGTTGCTACTAAATCTGTAGCGTAGGCGTAGGAGCCATTGGACAATGGCGCACCAAGATTGATGCGTACTAATCCAGACTGTCCGCCGATATAGTTATTGACTCCAGCCCATACATAGTTATTTTCAGCAGCAAATGAATAGACATTGCCAGTTGATTCAAATACCAGTGGACCATAGGTAACATTACTTTCTGTATCCACTACACCTACACGAACGCCACGGCTAGTTCCAATCATTACATAAGAGCCGAGGTATCCATAAAGAGCGGTTAATCTTTCACCTTTTGGCAAAAGGATTACACGGCTCATAGTGCTGAGCGCACCAGTAGCATCAACAGTAATCTTAAATCCCATGCCTTCATCACCTGAGAATCCACCTACATAGATAGCGCCAGATGATTCTGTCACCCCAGTAAATTGGAAGTTAATAGGAAGCGTTGTGCTTCCGTTAACAGCGGTAAGCGTGCTGAGGTTGATTGATGAGCCAGTGTTGCGGGCTAGTTCATATACAAATGTATTTTTATTGACATCTGTATACCCTAAAATAAAGCGCTGCTTTACATAGTTAATATTTGCAGATGCAGCATTGGCTGTGTTGATTGCGTAGTCTTGATGTAGCGCTGGGCTTGCTGCATCAAAAGAATAACGCCATACTTTTGTAGGTGTAACAAGCATCAAGTCATTACCGCCCATGCATCCATAAAGGATTGTTTCGGTAATGTCAGTGTTATTTAATACAGTAGTTTCTGTGCCATCGGTAGCAATCTTAAGCACGCGGATGGTTTCGGTAGATGCACCAGTTACCTTAATAAGAAAGTCTGCTCCATTGATAGTGGTTGAAAATACACCAGAGCGTGATGATGAACCTTCTTGCAGTGTTGCTTTCTTAAGCAGGCTAATCTGTCCAGCAGTCCACGGATTGATACCTACTGATGACTTGTAGCGGAACTTAATCTGCTCGACATCACCTTCTAGTGGCTCGGCATAGTTGATGCCTTGCCCTAGATGGAAGGATGACTGAGAGCGAATCCAGTAACCAGAACCAGAAAGCGACTGCTCACCTGGGTCACGGCTTTGGTCAACACGCTGTGTACGAAACTCTGCAGTCTGACGGCGGTATGGTGTCGAGTCTGTAACTGCCATGATAAATGGCAAGCCAGCGACAGCCACATCAAAAGCGTTACCAGTGATTTCGTAATACTGAGATACGGAACCTGATAAGTCAATGACTGGGCGTTCGGTAATGTGGGGCGCACGACTCGTAATTGCCACTACTGCTCCTTAATATGGTAAAAGTTCTGCTTCATCTATCGCATCATCAATGGTGCGAGTAGGTTCTGATGTACAAGTGCCTTCATTTTTAGGCATAGTTACTCCAAAAAATAATGAGCAGTTTAAACACATGCTCAGGTGTTGGGATTAACGGCTTACGCCGACCCACTCTTTGTTTGGTTCAGACCATACATACTTCAATGTATCCGTATTGTTTGGTTTTGGAGTAGGAGGAACCCAAGTGAAAGTTTCGTAATTTAACTTCCAAGATGGATATGGCTGTGGTGCAATAAATGCATCAAAGTTTGTATCATAGTAATATCCTATTCCTGCAAAGTTTCCTCTAAATGGAGTGCCTCCAGAGGAGTGCTGATTACCTACAGTGTTGTATGAAGTTCTTTTACACAGTTGATTTCTAAACTCACCATACCATTGTTCTGGATGCTTTCCTTCAATGAGTTCACTTTCATCAACGCCAACAATAACTTCTGTAACGATATTATTCTTATCTAAAAAAGCGTAATGTGCCATTATGACCAACTCACATTTCCTGTGCCAGCAGTAATTGTGGCAACTGTATTTGAACCATTTGTTGCTGTTGTTCCAGTTAAACCAGCACCAATCGTAATTGTTGCTGAGGCAGTTGGATAAGAAAGAATAACAACACCAGAACCACCTATTCCAGATGCAGTTGGAGTACCCGAACCACCACCACCGCTGCCTGTATTAGCAGTTCCATTTCCGCCACCAGTGGTATCTTTTCCACCAGCGCCTCCACCGCCTGCTCCGCCTGCGCCACCGCCTTGAGAGGTAGGTTGCTCAGCACCGCCACCGCCACCACCTGCGCGGGTTACGGATGTTCCTGTAATTGAAGATGCAGTGCCAGCACCGCCTGCTCCGCCTTTTTCGCTAGTTGAGACACCACCAGTGCCACCGATACCAACAGCAGATGCTCCACCACCGCCACCGCCACCCATATATGGACCAACAGTTGAGGTACCACCATTGTTTCCTTCTGATGGGGTGTAGCCACCTTCGTTGCCAGCACCGCCGTTTCCGCTTCCATCTCTAGGACCTCCGCCACCAGAGCCTCCAGTACCACCATTGTTGCCACCAGCAGCACCGCGACCACCGCCAGTCGCTGTAAAGGATGAAAAAACAGAGTTGCTACCTTTGTTTCCATTACCACTTGAAGTAGATGCACCACCAGCGCCTACAGTAACTGTATAGTTTGTTCCTTTAGTGATGGTTACATTTGTTCCAGTTCGGTATCCACCAGCACCACCGCCACCACCAGGTGCAGCACCGCTTCCACCACCAGCAATAATAAGCCAGTCACCTAAAATAAATTGAGCATCAACAGTTACTGAGTTGGATGCTGAACTATTTTGACTATCTCCATTAGCGTTTGTTGTTTTAACTGTAAATGTATAAGAAGCATCTTCGGTTAAGCCAGTAAATGTATGAGATGTAGAAGTTGTTGTTGCTGCTGTTTGTGAAGTTTGAGCAGTAGTTCCATTAAGATATGGAGTAATTGTTATAGATGTAAGATTTTTTCCACCATTACTTCCAAGTGTCCAATTAACAACTGGAATACCATTTGCTAAAGTAGTGGTTCCAATAGTAGGAGCCTGTGGTTTTGTTGTTGGTGTTACTGCAGCAGAGTTACCAGTATTTACTGTAGTACCAAAATTATTTTGAGCAGTACCATAAACAGTATAGGCAGTTCCTGGTGTTAATCCAGTTAAAGTTACTGTTGAGGAACTAGAAGAAGCAGAGAATCCACCAGAAGTAGTATAAGCATTATACTGATTTGGCGTTCCACCACCAGAACCTGGTGTAAATACAACTGATAATTTTCCACCAGTTGATGTGTAAGCATCACCAGAAGAAGCATCTGTTGGTGTTGCAATAGTTGGTGTTGCAGGAGGTGCAGAAGATGCAACCCAAGAAGTGCCATTAAAAATCTCAAGGATTTCTAATTGACCATTGTAATAAGTGTCACCAATTACAGGGTTTGATGGGCGACCAGCAGTATTGCCCGATGGGATGCCACCCTTAGAAGGATATTGCTGAAATGTCATTAGTTAATCTCCACTCCGCTGATGTGAATCTTTACATCTGTTGTTGATGCAAAACCTGTAATTGTCTTAGGAGTTGCATTGGCAGGGATAACCTGCTTCATGTCAAACCCAACTACAGAGTTAGCAGGGATAGATACAGCAGGTACGATAACAATTCCATCAATAGCAATAGTTGCAGTTGATGCACTTGTTGCTGCATTAGCCAACACAATGTTGGTAACGATGGCAAGTGTGCTTGTATCTGGCACTGTGTATAGTGTTCCGCTTGAAGTGGCTGCTGCTGTACGAGCGAGAGCCTTAGTTGTTGTAGCCATTAGTTACTACCTTCCTTAGATTGCGCCCATGATTTGCATGAGTTCGATGTTGCGTTCCTTGCTGTTTGCATCAAGAGATGCGTATGTTACTGAGACTAACTTTGTTATTCCTTCGAGAGTTCCGATTGTTGTTCCAGAAGAAATCAGCGTGCTACCGAGTGTAGGCGCTGAGTACGCTGTAGCAGAGTTAATTGCTACCCATGCGCTTCCAGACCATACCGACATAACACCTGTGCTTGAGTTAAAGTAAATTGCTCCAGTAACAAGTGCATTGCCATCATTGTCTACAGATGGAGCAGAAGTTTTGGAACCAAGATAGCGGTCATCAAAGGCATCGTAAACAGATGCTGCGCTTGCAGCAGATGCTGCAGCATTTGTCTCTGATGTAGCAGCAGCCGTTGCACTGGCTGCAGCAGATGAAGCACTAATTGCACTTGTTGCTGCAGACGATGATGATGTCTGAGCAGCACTTGCGCTAGATGCAGCCGATGTTGCGCTTGTAGCAGCAGCAGTGGCTGATGCAGCAGCGTTGGTTTCGCTGGTTGAAGCAGCACTTGCACTTGCAGCAGCAGAGGTTGCAGATGTTGCTGCAGCAGTCTGGCTTGTAAGAGCAGATGAGGCTGATGTGGCTGCAGCGCTTGCAGATGATGCTGCAGCACTTGCTGATGAAGCAGCCGAAGTAGCAGAGGTCGCTGCAGATGTAGCAGAAGTAGCAGCGGATGTAGCGCTAGTTGCTGCAGCAGTAGCAGAAGCCTCAGCAGAAGTTGCTGAACCTAAGATGCTGTCTACATAGTTTTTTGTTGTAGCATCAGCAGAAGATGTTGGAGTACCAAGACCAGTAATCTTGTTTGTACCCATTGCAATAGCGCCAGTCATTGTGCCACCAGATAGTGACAACTTTGCTGCTAATGCGTTTGTAATAGTTGTTGCATAGTTAGGGTCATCGCCAAGAGCAGCAGCCAACTCATTAAGTGTGTCAAGAGTGGATGGCGCTGAATCTACAAGATTAGAGATTTGTGTATCTACATAACCCTTAGTAGCAGCATCTGCAGTGCTAGATGGTGTGCCTAGTCCAGTTACCTTATAGCCACCAGCAACCAAGTCTGTGCTAAGAGTTCCAGATGCAATAGTTGCACTGGTTACAGTAGCGGTAGCAATAGTACCGCCATTGATTGTTGGGCTAGTTAATGTCTTGTTAGTGAGAGTGTCTGTTGTTGCGCGACCAACAAGAGTATCTGTAGCGTTTGGCAGAGTAAGAGTTCTATCCGCTGTTGGGTCCACTACAGTAAGTGTTGTCTCGTAAGCATCGGCGGTAGCGCCTTCAAAGATAATGCTTGCATCGCTTAGCGTTAAAGCGCTGACTGTAGGTGTGTTAATTGTAGGATTTGTTAGAGTCTTGTTAGTGAGAGTCTGAGTCTTAAGTGTACCTACTACATCACCTTCACCAGTAGCAATGCCATGAACATGTGTATCTACGCCAGATAGGATGCCTGAGTCAGAAGCAAAACCGCGAGCAGCAATGTGTGTCTGTAGTTCCTTGAACTCGCGTGCTGAAATACCATGACGAACAGTTGCGCCAGCAGAGTGAGCAGGTGCTGCAGTTCCATCTTGCCCGCGGTATACCTGTAGCGTTGTACCAGTTCCGCCATATACAGTGACTACTTCTTCTTTGTTTGTATCAGGGTCAACAAGGAGTGTGTATGGAAATGTTGAAGGGAATCCTGAAACGGATGCCACAACAAAAGAGGTGTTTGAATCACCTGATGTCTGAGAAGCAATAGCACCACCGAGAGAAGTCTCTACTGCGGTAGCGGAATAATTCCTCTTTAGTGTACCTGGGTCTCCTGCTGCCATTTATTTACCTATCTTTGATAGTGGGAACGAGTTGGATATTGACGGCGTTGGTTATCTGCAACTTCGTTTAAACGCTGCTGATAAATGTTAAACAAGAATCGTGAAACTGTTTCACCGCTGCGACCTGCTTGCTGTTGGTCAAGCGCATCTGCTGCTGCAGATTGTGGACCGAGGCGAGATGGGTCAATAAAGGAAATCATGCGGAAGGCTGCTCCGTAGATAACTACATCTTCTGCGTAGTTAGGCAACCCTGTCCAAGTAGAGAACTCTTGGTCTCCGCTAGTAAATACTGTTGGTCGCTTTGAGTACGCAATATTGACCTTGCGCCCTGGCATAACTGGTCCGAGAATACTTACGCTCTTACCTAGTTCGCCACCAGTTCCAAACGCTGTTGGATTAGCCATGCGGTCAAAGTTCCATGCACGAACTGGTAGCCACTCTTTAGATGGACCGATTGTTTCGTGTGTGATGTTAAGGATATTCTCTGCTTCATCTGGCAAGTCGTATGTTGTCTTTGCCAATATATAAGCAAACTCTGTCTGACCAACGCCAAAGATACCTGGGTACATTGCGTTGATTGTGTCATTGATAGCACGCTTAATTTCATTGCGTGGAAACAATGGAGATACTGTTACCTGTGCATTTGCACTATGTGCTGCTGCGGTTGTACCGCGCTGTCCTCTACCCCACGGCGCAATAGTTACTTGGCTATTGGCTGGGTCAACAGAGTGAACATAGAGAATCTCGTCACCAATTTGAATATAGCCACGACCTAGTACAGATATATCGTGAAGTGTAAGAGTTGTAGTTGTAGATGTAGCGCTGGTGGTAAGCCATGTGCTTGCTTCGTTAGCGATGGAGTATCCGTGAAGCAGCGTATCTACGCGCTCAGTAAGTTGATTAAATGTACTCATAGGTTAATACTCCTTAGGGCATCCACGGCAGACTTACCTGTGGTTCCAGCCAGTTCATTGCATACTGCTGTCAAGCCTTTGAAGTCATTTGGCTGACGGCTGCTGCTTGCCTTGTAGTTCAAGGCACCTAGCAATCCCTTGCCAGTTGTTCCTGCATAGGCGTTAGCAGCCCCCAGAAGCCCCTTAAAGGCTGCCTTGTCTGTGATGCCAGCAAGACGATTAAGTTCACCGACTAGCGTGCTTCCTGCTGCTCCTGTTGCCATTACTTAGCCTTTCGCTTTGCTGCTGCGTTATCTACTAGGTTTGGGTATGGTCGCCCAGCCTTCTTCGCCATTGCCTTAGCCTTTGCCTTTTGAGATGCGGTCAAAGGAGTTGACTTTTTATTTGGATTCTTTGTATCCCAAAATGCTTTCTTTTTCACCACTTCACCTTATTCGCCCAATACGCTGCGCTCATCTTGCCTTTGGCAATGTTCTTTGCGTGGCGTGCTTTAAATGATGCTTGTCGAGCCGTTGGCTTCTTATCGCCACTGACACCCTGTTGACCAAAGCGAATAGTCTTAACCTGGTCTCCCGACTTAGCCACAACTACATGTGACTTTGTTGGGTGGCTAGGCGTACGCTTTGGTTTATTAAACCCTGATACTCCTGCTCGCTTTAGTCTTGGGTCTGCCATTACTTCTTCTTCTTTGCCATCTTTGCTTCGCTCATTGCGATAGCAACTGCCTGCTTGCGTGACTTAACAGCGGGTCCACCCTTACCTGAGTTGAGGGTTCCCTTCTTGTACTCACCCATAACCTTCTTGACTTTTGCAGCCTTCTTAGTCATCTTCATATTCGGACTCCTTCATTGGTTTGGTGTTAAGAGAGTTGTACTTCTTTGGGTCAGCCTTTGCTGGCTTGTTAACTGCGCTACCACCAACACCATAAGGTGTTTTAGTTGAATAGCATCCGCACTCGATACACATTAGTCGTCATCCTCATCTTCTTCGTAGTCATTGCCTGATATTTTTTCTAATGGTTTGGCTGGAAGAATCCAGTCAGGGTAAGTCTCTCTATCTGACAAAAGCCAGAAAGCATGAGTTTCGGAGAAACCTGCACGCCTGAGTGCCTTGTAATATTCATTGATAGAAATCGCGTAGGCATCAAGAGCGGAGTAGGTATCCAGGTCTATAACTTTTTTCTGTCTTACAACAGGTTTCTTCTTTGCTGCCATTGCTCCTCCTTTAGTTCTTGAATCCTCTTGAGTCTCCATCGAAGGCTTTGCCAACCTTGTTGGAGAGTTCTACCGCTTGCTGTACCTTTGCCATTGATGTTCCAGTCGGCTGGATGCCTTGTCGTCTAGCATCTCTGTACGCTTGTAATTCTGCTTCAAACTTTTTCTTAGGCATTGTTACTGCTGAGTTTGCATCCCCTGTACCAAAGACAAGGTTTGATGCTCGCAGACACTCACCCCAGTTGGTGTGGTCTTGCGTTGGACAGCCACTTCTACATGCCATTAAATTGCCTCCAAGAACTCTCCGTAACCTGCTGCGGTTAAACGGGCTGCTGCAGCATCATCTACTTCGTAGATATGCCCACCTAAATAAACTTCTTCTGCTGCCAATACTTCGCCCTGCGAAGGGTATCTGTAGGAGGAATACACACCCTGCGTGCGAAGGACAGTAACGCCTTGATTTAAAGTCATACGAGAAAACAAAGGACCACCGCCTGCTGGCGTTTCTTCTACAGTGGGTGTTGTGAATCTATACATAGTTTATGTCCTTAGTTAGAGGGGAGCAGAGCCGAAGCCCTGCCCCCCATTGCAACTACAATGCTGCGATTGAAGAACCTGATTCAATGCGGTATAGAGATGCTTCGCGGTAGCGAGCAAATCCGAGTACGCCGTACCAACCGATTGGTCGGAAACGCATGAGTGAATCGGTGACTGGTCCGATAACAACATTTGGCTCAACTGCTACAGCCTCTGCAAGTGCCTGCTTTCCAGCAATGATTGTGCTGAATACGCGGGTTACTGGAGTTACTGTAACAACAGTTGAAACTGTAACTGCAGCAGAGTGTGCTGTGTCAACAGTGATTGTTGTTGTAGAACCTGATGTTGAGATTGCAGAAATCTTTGCACCGCTTCCGATGCCTGTTCCTGAAATCTTGTCGCCAACTTCTGCGCGGTTTGCAATAACAGAAGATGAAGCAACGCCGAGTGTGAACCCTGCTGATGTTCCTGCTACTGTTGCTGCTGTTGTTGCGAGTGCTGTCTGGTCTGCACCTGTTTTAGCAGAGTACATGCGGTTAGTTTCAACAAAGAAAGCACCTTCGTATGTACCGATAGTTCCAGCCCAGAGGTTACCCTGACCTGAATCTGTCTGTGCATGGATGTCGCGCCAGCCCACATTTCCTGTTTCTGCACGAAGGTCGTGTGAAACTTCTGGGTGGATACCTGTCCAGTAAAGGTTACCCTCGCGTGGAACAGCCTTGCGTGAACGCATCTTTGCAACAATCTTGCGGATGTCTGCTGAGTCAACAGTTGCTGCTGCTGTAACAGTTGCAGTTGATGTTGCTGTTGCACCTGCGTACTGAACATAAGTTCCGCCGTTAAGTGCTGACATTGCAAGTTGGTCAATAGAGTCTGCCATGTTGTAGGCAATGATGTCTGCAACTGCTGGGTCAACATCTGAAAGTGAGAACAACTGCAACTTGCGTGTAACAAGTGCGCCGTTACCCTTTTCTTCTAGTGTGACAGAAACTGTTGAAACATCTGGTAGTGCTACGGCTGTGACATCTGTTGTCTCGCCGAGTGTTGAAGTAGCAGCAGCCAAGTCGTTGTAAAGTGAGAATACAACGGTTGAACCTGGCATGGCTTGCTGTGCTGGGCGCTTG